CGGTGGAACAGGTCGCGGACCATGAGCGCCAGCGTCTCGACTGTGCGTGTGCCATCGCCGGTGTTCTGGCCAAAAATGCTGACGTCGCGGATGATGACGGGGATCTGGCTATCGATGAGGTCTTGGTCGGTGCGCGTGACGTCTGCCGCGGAAATGACCATGGGATAGCCCGTGGACGGCGGTACGGGCCGGTTGGTGAGGATTGACGGGCTACCGTCGCTTTGGACGCCAAGCAGCGCCACGATGGCCGCATTCCCCATCAGGGCGTTGTAGATCGGGATGGCGAGGTTGGCGGAGGCCATCAGCGCAACGCCCTCCCAATTTCCTCGGCAATGTCGGCGGTGATCGCATCGCGGGTATTGACGATCGACGGCCGGGCATAGGGCCGGGGAGCGATCTTCGCAGTACCGTATTCCATCGCGGCAGCATGATCACTGCTGTAGTTGAGGTTCGCCGTAAGCGCCGCCGGATCAACACTGGTGCTGGCGGAAGCCAACAGGTCACCGGTGTCGCTGGCGAACGGCTCACCGGGCGCGGACGCCTGGTGCTTGCCGTAGAAACGGCCTGTCTTGGGCGTGTTGAGCACAAGGCTCGTGGCTTCCGCACGGAGAGCCTCGACGCCGCGCTGCAGGCCCGTGACGACGCCGGCACGCACGGCCGCCAGCGTTGCCGAGCCGTTCCAAGTGACCGTCATGATGGCACCGCGAAAGCCTGGCAGGTGTACGTCGCTCCGGCCGGGTCGATTACAACGTTACGAAGCTGATAGACCTTGCCGCCGATCATCACCTTGTCCGCAATGGCCGGCACGGCGCCGCAAAGGCCAGCGATCATCACCAGTTTGACATCCGTCGCAGGAATGCCCGCCGCCATGATCATGATGGCGCTGTAGGTATCGAGGAAGCCCTGCACGGCATAATCGACTGGCGTGGTGATCGGGTCGCCATATTCGTTCTTGGCGCCGGTCGGAACCTGCTTGCGCAGCGTTCCAGCATAGAGCTGCCCATTCAAAGCTCCGGCGATATCCGCCGCCAGCCCATCGAGAAGCCCGCTCATGGAAACGGAAACTGGTTATCGGCTTCAGGGCCCGGCCCGTCTGCCGTGTTGATGGTGCCTGGGTAGTCCATATTGCCGACGCCGAACTTGTTGGGCATGCGGTCGGTATCCTGCTGATTGGACTGGACGTCGGAAATGCTGACGCCGCCGACGAACGGCACGCCGAGCGCTCCCGCCTCGCCCTGGGCCGATTGCTGGCGAAGCGACAATGCCGTGATCCGGTACTGTTCCGCGCGCTCCGTCCCGCGGATGGTGATGCCGGAGATCGTGATCGTCGGCAGGCGGGCGAACTTGGTGGCCAGCCCGTCGCAAAGCGCCGCGGCAGCCGGGAAGGTATCGGTATAGAGCGACAACATGGTCGCAACCGCCTCATCGGACACGAGTTGGTTGGTCGTGTCCGTATCGCCGATCAGAAACCGAACCTTGTCGGCGTCCGAGGTCAGAGCGGGATCATAGCTCCAAGTCATCAGGCGGTCTCTCGCATGCGAGCCAAAGCCGCATCGGCGTCCTCGCGGGACAGCGGCTCATCGGTCAGTCGCTTGTCACCTTCCATCACTGCAAAGCGGCCACGGCCGATATGGCGAACGATCCGATCCCCGCGCGGCGGATGGACCAACTCCGGACCATCGGTACCAACCACGCCGGGCGCCGTAGCTGCAGCCGTGGCAACCATTTCGAGCTGCCCATTGTCGTAGAGGCACCGCAGTGTGCGCGTGCTGACCAGCGACTTGTCGAACAGCGAGCCGGGCTGGAGATTTTCGCCATTGAGGCGGATAGGGCGAAAGACGCGGAATTCGGCCTCGCGGTCGAACAGCGCCTCTCGCCAGATTGTCTTGCGGGCCGGGTTTGCCATTGCTTATCCCCGCTTTTCTGTTGGCTAGGCGACCAAGCCGGAAAAGAAGACGCCGCAATCGGGAGCGACGATCTTCTGGTCAAACGCCATTTCCGCCTCGCAGCGGTCAGCCTTCAGCCATTCCATGCGGAACTTGCTGATGCGCTGGCCTTTCGAGCCGGCGCCGAGCAGCCCCGACCACGAGAACGTGTAGCCGCCAGACGGCTGCATCAGGCTCGGCGTCGGGTTGGAATAGACCAAGAGGCCATTCTTGCCAGCGATGAAGGCCGTCGTCAGCGACGTTTCGAAGGTCGGGTTTTCCGAGCTCGTCGCCTGGATACCGTCCATGATGGCGACCTCATCGATCTCCATCAGGGCCGCAGCGGCCTGAAGGCTGATCTTGGCCGGGGTGCCATTGCCGACGCCGCCCGAGTATTTCACGCGGTCGATCAGCTCGGCATTGTCCGAGAGCTTGGTCCAGACCTGACGGCCGAGAACGAGCTTGTTGGCACGCATGCCAGTGCGCAGGTGGATGTCGTCGTTGTACTTCTTCACATCCTGGATGGGCGTGGAGTTCGCGGCGTCCCACTGCAGCACCTGGTTGCCGCTCGGGCTGGACGCCTCACCGGTCACGTCGCCGGTCGAGCCGTCGATACCAGTCCAGACGCCTGTGGTGAAGTACTTCGACGCCCAGGTGACCTCGCGGGAAATGAGGGCCTGCTGGGTGAGCCAGATCGTGGCGTCACGGTCCATGTCGAGCGGCTGGTCGGCATTGGCGCGAATCTGGTCGTCGATGTCCTTATGCAGGCCCCACACATCGGCAAAGTAGGTCGGCGTGGAATCGATCTTCCAGCCGCCGCCCGCCGTTTCGGTGCCGGGCGCGCGCTTGGCGAACTGGTTGCGCCAGAAGTCGGAACGGTCGTAGCGGAAATACCGATCCGACTGCTTGACGACGGGGATGTTGGGGAAAACGCTGTCGGCGACGAAGCCGCCAGCATCCTGCATGTAGGCGATCGAGATCTGGGTGAGGGGGACGTTTACGTGGACGTCGCCCGCTGTCGGCATGGGCATGGTAGAATTCCTTCTAAGGAAGTGCCGTGGTTTTCTGACCCGGCGAAGCGACCGTCACGCGGTCAGGGGGATTAGGCGGAGACGCCGCCGTTATCGAGCAGGACCGACGACATCAGACCGGATGCACCGTCCGACATAGCCTTGCCGAGGATCGTGTAGCCGGTAGCAGCGGCAATGGCGTGCCCGCTGGCATCGCAGGTGATAGCGGCGCCGGCGGAGAAGGTGCCACCCGCAATGACCTTGGACACGCCACCGATCGCCAGTTCGCCGGCAATGCCAGCCGCATTCGGCTTGTCCTGGAGTACGCCGATCGCATCGGCGCCATGCGCGGCGGGGAGCGCGAGCTGCCCGCTCGAAATCTTCATGAAGCAATACTGGCTGGCCGACAGGTCGGCGCTCGCCTGCTTCGAAATGGTGAGAAGGCGTTCTTCATTTGCCATGGGGAAAGGTCCTTGTGAGGCAGGGCCGACGCTCTAAAGCATCGGCATGCTGTGATTACGCCGCGACCTGCGGCTTCAGGGTTTCGGAGTAGAGGCGACGGCCCTCGTCGGTCTTGAGGACAGCGTCATAGGCCTTGGCGAAGCTGACGTTGTGCTTCTCGGCGTGAGCCTTGGCGAGCGAGGTCAGTTCGTCTTCCGCCTTGGAGAAGGATCGCCCGGCGTCGCTGCCGATCGGCGTAAAGGCCTTCTTCATGGCCTCATTGCCGGCCTTCAGCATGGCAGTGAGCGCATCGGCCGTGTCCTTGTCCATCTTGGCAACGGCGCGGAGCGCCTTGGCCTTGGTGATGGCTTCGCCGGGCAGGTTCGGCACCTCAGCAGCGGCGCGCTTCTCGAAGTCGCCCAGCTCGAGGCGTTCATGCTGGCTTTTGAGCAGCTTGAACGTGCCCTCGCCGACTTCCGACTTGCGGATGGTCGTGCCCTCGGCGGTGAAAGTCTCATCGCTCTTGGCAATTTCAGCCGCCTTGACGAGATCGGCCGCCTTGGCCTCGGCGTCGGTGGCGCGCTTGGTCAGGTCGGCGATCTGCTTTTCCAGGTCGGCGACCTTCTTGAGTTCGTCAGACATGGGGGTCTCCTTTTTGCTGACGGTTTGATCGCCGGCGGGGTCGCCGGCAAGAGCGTCAGACATGTCATCGATCAGCCCGTCCGGGGCTTTGTCGCGGAGCATGGTGACGTATTGGGTGATGCTGCCTTTGATTGCCGCGAGCTTCTGGTCGGGCGACATCTCATCATCGCAGCGGATGGAGCTGACCGACGACATAAGAGCACTCCACATCTCGCAGAGCTCATCCATCATCGCGCTGGTCTGCTCGCCGACTTCGAGCCCGCCCATGGCGGTCGCAAAATCGAAGGCATCGCCATCGGTATCACCGGGAAGGTTCTTGGCGATGAGATCGATCAGCGGGTCTGTGACCTTGCGAATGCCCTCCGGCATGTCGGCCGGCTTTTTGTCGGGATTGGCCTTGGCCCAGGCGGCACGCACGCGGGCGATAACCTTCGGCCGGTCACTGGCTGGGATATCGACCTTTTGGCCTCTGTAGCCGGGCCCCAGTGCAGCGGCGGCAGCACCGACGATGCCGGGATCGGGCGCGCCACCCGGTTCTGACGTGAGGCGCAGCTTCCAACCCGAGGGCTTCGTCTTGTCCGGGACATATGCATAGTCCGAGCCCGGGAACGCCTTGCCGCCCTCAGTTTTGGTCGGGGCATCTGCTTTGCCGATATCGCGTTTCATGATGACGGCGCGGGCGCCCTTTTGGGCGGGCCGATCAACGGCGGAAATCTCGTTCATCTGGAACTCCCGCATGATGCGTTTGGTCATGCAACGATCCTCTTGTATTTATGCTTGGCGTCATACTGGCGTTGCCAGTCGATCAGCTTTTCGAGATCAGCATCTGAGCACGTCACCTCGATGCCGCGCTCGTGCGTCAGGTGGCGGGTGACCATGCGGAAGTTGAGCCGGACCACAGGGAGCATGATGCTGCCGCGCCGGATGAGCTTGTGCGCTTCGATCTCGGCTCGCGTCGGCGGTCCCGCCACGACGACATGATCCGGGCCCCGATCATCAGCGAATGCCTCGACGGCCCAGCGGACATGGCGCTCACGATCAAGGAACAGGTGGACTGGCAGCGCAGCCATGAGGCCGAAGGTCTTCATTCGACGACCTCGTCCTGGATACGATGGCCACCGATGGAAAAGCCCGTGTATTCGCCGGACTCGTACTTGGCGAGGATGTCCTTGCCCGGCTTCATGCCGATCAGGAAGCCGGTCTTGCCGGCCGTGATGCCGAGCGATTTGGCGATGTCCGTGGTCAGCGGGAACGCGAACACCACGGGACCGACTTCATCGCCGGCATGCATGTCCTTGGCGACCCGGCTGTGCAGCATGAAGTCGGTGGACGCTTTGAGCATCGCGTCCTCGGGGATGTTGTCGCCCTGGACGTCGAAATAGTCCTCGCCGTCGATTTTGCAGACGATGGCGTAGCCGAACACAAGGCCGAGCGCGGAGTCGACCTTGGCCACGGTGGCCGTGGTCATGAATTCAGCGTCCGGCAGTTCGGCTTTCCTCGGTTTCTTGCCAGCGCCCAGCGGTGCATCGACATGTACGTCGCCGGCGCCTGGATCGTCCTTGCGCACCCAATGGCGGGAACCTGACGGCCGCTCCCAGCCCTTGCGGACATCCTCCCATCCGGCCTTGATGCAAGCGTTGTGGTCGTAGCCATCATCCTCAGCTGCATTCGCAGCCTTGACAAACACGTCCATCGCCTCAGGCGGAAGGGACTTGGCGACCGGCATCAGAATGGCGGCAGTGGCGCTGTAGGGCATTTTGCTCTATCGTCTCCTGATGCTCGAAAGGCCTGATACCGAACCCGCCACGCTGCCGGAGCCCTACGGCTCACTGCTCGCATTCCTTGGTGACCTACATGAGCAGGCGGCGATGTTTCGGGCGCAAACCCGCGATCCCGCCGTGCAGCAGGTGCTCGACGATCTCTCCAGGCGGCTGGTCTCAATGGCGCTCGTAGTTGTGGCGCTGCCTAATGCAGTATCCGTGCCGTCACGACACAGCGGCAGTTGATCGTATTGGCCGGGTCCGCATTCGGATCACCGGGATAAAGGATTGGCCCGAGCTCGCTGGCGAACGGCTGGTTGAGCCCTACCCCGTCTGGGTTGAGGGACGGCAGCGTCGCATGGGCGTGACGCACCCGCTTATCATGCACATAATTCCAGTCGCGCCTGACTTGGTTGGCGCTCACCTTCCCGTCAGAAACGATCTGCTGCCATGCCAGATGATTGCCGGCGTTGAGGGCTGTGTGCGCCTCGGTCCGGGCGATCGTCGTTGCACGGAATTTCAGGTAGCGTTCGCGATAGCGGTCGACCATGCGGTCGATCTGCGCCGTCGTCAGCGGCTTCTTTCCGCTCGCTGCATTCTCGACACTCGGATCGAAACGCCGGTCCCGCAATTGGCGACGCAGCGCCGTGCGGTCAGCGGTTTCCAACATGCGACGGTAGTTGTCTACTGCCTTCACCTGCGTCTCGGTAAGGCCGATAGCGCCCTTGAAGTCAGCAGCGATGCTTGCCGAGCTCCGGCCCGCAATAACCCCGGCGGTGATCGCAGTCTTGACCGCCTCAAGCGTGTCAGCCGTCATCTGGTGAATGCGCGTCAGCTCATAATTTTGCAGCCAGCTCACCGCCAGCGGGTTCGTTGGACCGAACGAAATGCCGATCGACCACATCACCGGGTCGGCTTCCAGGGCCGTGATCGCCGCTTGCCCGCTGTCCAGCGTGGCAGAGGATATTTCGTCCATCACTGGCTTGAGGCCGGAAGCGACCATTTCGGCGTCGACCAGGTTGATCGCCTCAGCAATACGCCCCTCTTTGAGCAGCGCCGTAACGTGCTCGACATCGACATGGCCCCGGAGCCGACGCACAGCGTCCATGAAAGCCTTGGCGATGCGGATTTCCAGCGAGCGCAGCAGCGTGGCCCACAGCGCGGCCTCATCGCTCTGTTCATCCTTGCGGATCGCGGTAATCAGCATCACAGGCTGTCAGAGGTGACCTTGGGCGGCATGCTGGCTGCTTCGCGGGCAAAGTTCTCCAGGTCATCATCCGGCGTCAGGACACCCGCCGTTGCGAGGTCGGTGAGATAGGTGCCAAGCTCCAGCATATCGATCTGCGAAACCTTGGCCGGCGAGAACTGCGGCATCGTCTCGCGCGGTAGCCCGTTGATCGCCCAGAGCCGAGGAACGAGAAATCGGTTCAGCGGGTCGGCAAGCTGATCCACGACTGCTTGCGCGGCCTTCATGAACAGGTCGACCTTGCCCTGGTGCATCGAATATGAGCCGCGGGAATTTCCCGCCTGCTCACCCATCATGATGAAGTCGGCAAGCACGGTCCGCGTGATCGACTGCTGGTGACGCAATGCGACCGCGCTGGTGTCGATGGTGCGCTTGCCCGCGGAGGTGAGAAGCTTAATCTCGACCTTCTTCACGGTGGTCGGCTTGCCATCTTGGTCGGTGAAGGTATCGCTCGGGATGACGATGCCGGCCTGCTCATTGAACTTCAGGTCGCGGGCGACCTTCTCATAGGCCTGCCGAACCGCAATATCTTTCGGGTCCTTGCTGCTGAGGTAGGTGGCAGGAATGCTGATAACCGGCACGCCAGCCAGCTCACGCTCAATGCCGATCGCCTCATACTCCTCGATCGACTTGAGGAAATACCACGGCCTATAGGCATTGCGCAGCATCGACACGCCTTCGGGCGAGTTCTTGCGGCTAACGGTACGGAACAGCAGCGCCCGCTCGATCGGGATGTAGTAGATGCCGCCGCCCATCGGGGGAAGCTGGTGGAACCCGGCGATACCGCCATCCGGCTGCATTTCCCAGCGGAGGAGCGAATCCTGAGACCGGGGCGCCAGCTTGCGGATGCCAATCTTGCCGTCGGTAAAATTGGAGCGCTGCGACGGGTCCTGTTGATCCGGCCCGTTGCGCTTTTTCCAGACAATTTCGTGGTAGGAGAACCCATAAGCCAGCATGGTCAGGGCTTCGGAAAGGAAATCCTGCCAAGTGTGGCTCATATCGGTCATCACCGACTCGAGGAACTGCTTTCCCTCATCCGCCGCTGGGCTGTCATCGATCGGCGTCACATTCCAATCGAGCGCCTTGACGATCAATTCCATGGCCCGGAGGATCGCGCCGACCGTGGGGTCGTTCTGCGACATCTCCTGATAGACACGGATGCCCTGACGGCCACGCAACTGCGGAAGGTATTCTTCCCAGAGATACCCGGTGGCCTGCTTGATCCCGGAGACGCCGATTTCGGCAAGCGGGTTGGTATTCGTAATCTCGCCCGGCGATGAATTGGACGGCGCGGTGGTATCTGCCATTCCCGCCCTCAAAACCTGCCCGATGAAAGACCAGCGATGCCGCCCAGATGCGGTGCTTCCGCCTGTGACGGCCCGGCCGTACCGATCGATACCGGCAGGCCAATCTCAGCAGTGCCTTGGTGCCCGAGCATCAGTTCCGTCAGTGCCCACACCCGCGCGTCGAGCCTGTCCGGCGATCGGTCGCCTGACAAAGGCTGCCACTCACAAAGCTGATCCTCGAGCTTTGGAAACGTGCCGGCATGATGGACCTTGTGCTGTTCGTCGAGTGCGGCGATCGGTTCAGCGCGCGCGGCCTTGCCGCGGCTGGCATGCACCGCCCGGTAGGCCACCTCGCCGGATTGGCGCGCGCCCTCAAGCTTCATCGTCTTGGCGGTGAGCGCGACCGTCTGGCCGATCCACTCGCCGCCGTTGTTAACTTCGCCAACGATCCGGTCGGCCCGCCAGTCGTCATAGGCAGCAATGGCGCGGCGGGCAGCCTGGTCAGGCGACAGCCGGTCACTGAGATCTGCCAGCACGACGCCATGATCATCTTGGCGGAGCCCCGCGACAACAATCCCCATTTCGTCGGCATGATCAGTCGATGTCGCGGCCGGGTCCATTGCGACCACGATCCGCTTCATCGATCCGATGAGCGCTTGCCGTTCCGCCTCTGTGGTCCACTTCGGGACACGGTTCTGTTCAATGAGTCCGCGCGACCACAGGGCACCCGGCACATCGTCGAGGATCTCGGCCTCGATCTCCTGTCGACCGAGCCGGGTGCCCATCAGGGGCTCAATCACCTCCCGGTAGAAGATCGGAGAGAGGTTTTCCTTGTTGTCCCAGGTCGAGCCGAGTGTCTTGTGCGTCGAGGGACGCGCCAACAATTCCTTGATCAACTTGACGGGTCGAGGCGTCGTCGTAACAATGCCGCGCGGATTGCCCTCGCGCATGCCGAACAGCATGTTCGACCAGCCCGCCTCGGCGTACCGGCTCTTTGCCAACTCGTCCCACCAGAAGAACGAACCCGACGCGCCGCGAAGCGTCTCAGGGTCTTCCGCAGAGAACAGCAGCGCCTTGCAACCGTTGGGCCAAGTGAGGGTCTTTTTCGACGGCTCATGCAGCGGCCGGTAATCCTCCGGCCCGACATGCAGAAACCCGCTGGGCCCCTCGATCGAATATTGACGCAGATCGAACGGCGAATCCGCGATGATGGTCATGATCGCCGGCGCACCGGCCGGCGCAATCAGCGGCGACGGCCCGCGCACCATGCGGGCGATGTTCTCAACCGCCGTTCGGGTCTTGCCCCAGCCGCGGCCCGCAAGGATCATCCAGACGAACCAGTCGCCGGCGGGCATCTGCTGATCGGGACGACCCCAGAAGCTCCAGTCGTGATCTAGGAATGCGAGCTCGTCAGGGGATAAGCTTTTGAGGAATGCTTTCTGCTGTTCCGGCGGCTGCGATCCGAGCCAGCTTGCCTTCGATTGACTGGACGATTTCATTGATCCCGCGCTGCTCGTCGGGCTCGTCATCGGAAGGCGTGCCGTCGATGTTGAAAGCCTGGCGCTCTAGCGCGATGAAATTCTTGATGGCGCTCGATAGGCTCAACAACGTTGACGCCCTCGACGGAAGCGCCACGGCGCGCAACATCATTGCGCGGCGCTTGCCGTTCCGGTCGCCCGCCGTTTCAATCTCAATCTCGTCTTCGATCTCTTCGCGATGTTCGGTCGCTTCGATCAGTTCGGCCATCATGGCCTGTGCGATTTGGCGGCCGGTCGCTATATCGTTCCTGTGGGAACGAACGACCTCGACGATCCGAGCTGCAGCGGCCTCGACGGTTTCACGTGCGTTGGCACTTGAAACCCCATCTGAAACCAGCTTGGTTGAAACCGCCTCTTTGACACGCGCCGCAAGGTTGCGCGTCCACCCTTGAGCCTTGGCCTTCTTGTTGATTGCGGTATGGCTGACGCCATGCTGGCGCCCGATTTCCGAGACCGATAGCTGCCCCGCGCGGTATTCGCGCTCAACTGCCTCCCAATCGACTGGCTTGCGTTCGGCCATCAATCCAGCCCGTTACCAGCCACCCATATCGCCACGAGCGCGGCAAGAATGATCACGCCGATAATGAGCGAGGGGAAAGTGAGCAGCGAGGGGAGAGACACTGCCTTTACGCGTCCGTCCGCAGCATCTGCCGGATGCCGTAGTCGCTGGGCGCCATGGCCGAATACGTCACGGGCAATCTCGGCAGCACCGGACCGTTCACGACAACATCGGCATTGGGGATCGCTGCCCTGACGGCATCGGCGGCGCGTTGAGCAGCCGCGCGACCGGCATAGCCGGGATCGCTTTCGATCGTGATGCGCATGGGGACAGCCCTGAAAAGCGAAAGCCCGCTGGTGGAGCGGGCTTCGGTGGACGGATTTCGAGCGTGACGAATCATTACCCTATTCGCTGAGCGAGTGTCAACACAAATCGAACAGCTATTATCCGTTCACCTTTGGTCTCCGTATAATGCCCCACATCTCCGCGAGATCATCGAGGCCGTTTCGCAGGTTGTCGGCTGCTGTAAGCCTGTCCCTGTTGGAGGGCGCCAGTTGCTGCAAGGAGAGCCCCTGCCCGCATACCTTGCAGATCAGGTCGTAAATCCGCGCCCCGAGAATCTGCCGGCAGCGGACGAGCTCTCGGCCGGCGTCGATCTGCCGCTCGCTGATCGCCTCACGGGCGCCACCGCCATCGACGACTTCCCGGGTATAATCGAGGGCCGCGGAACCGGCGCCGCCGCACCGCTCCCATGCCGATCGGAACCGGTCCGCCGTTTGCTTCTGCGCCTCGTTGAGGAGCTTGCGCGCGAACAGCATCTCGACGGCGCTCTCCCTGGCGTTCTTCTGTACCTTGATGCGCCGGGGATTGGTCTGGCTCTCCACGTGGTCACGCGTGAAGTGCGGGTTGTCCATATAGGTTTCGATCACGTCCATCTTTCCCGGCGTCATCCGCTTCACTCGCTTTTTCTTCAAGATCGTTGGCCTCTCGCTGTCCAAGTAATGCGTGCGTTCATCAATGCCGGCCGGCTAGCTCGTCCGAGGGCGGCAACCTGGCGTTGAAGAACGCCAGCACGTCGGGAAACTCGTACAGATCGGCCGCATGCCCTGCCGAAATGACCGCAGACACCACCTTGCGCAGCAGCTTGGCTGGATCGATGTCCAGTTGTCCGTCGACCCCGAACGGCTTGCCGCTGATCAACTGCGGCTCGCTCCCCGCCATCATCTTCTCGATCCCCAACATTTGGGGGACGTGGCCACTGGCGCTCGCCGGAGCCGCAACGACCCGCGCGGCGTTTCTATGCGCCCGTTTCGCCCGCTCTTTCCGGCCAATGGCGTTGAGCGTCGATGCCATTGCGCGGCAGTCGCCCTCTCGCGCGATCCCGAATAGTTTCGATGCGACAGCAATCAGTTCCGCCGCTGTTTCAATGCCTTTTGTCGGGACTCCGAAGGCCCCGATGTATCCTGCCAATTGCCTGCCGCCAGGCTCTGACATCCATTGATTCTTCATCGCATTCTCCGCCGTTTCGTTTATGCCCACTTCAACGGATAGGACCTTGAGTGAGGGCTCAGGAGGCACACTTCGCCCGGTAAGGGGCGAAGTGCAGCCGACAGGACCTCTCGGTCGGGACTATCGTCACTGTCGCAGTCGCGGTTCCTCCTTCATCGAGGGGAGCACGGTAGGCCGGATATGCTCCAAACCCGCGGCTTCATTCCTACGGCACACACCCCGCGCCACTGCGACGACATCGGGGCGAGCTCCTGGGCCTGTTTCAGCCAGGGTCTCGTGTGGGCAACATCAGCGATTACCGCATTGCCCGTTCGCTTCCGCCACCATCCAGAGCGGGTGCTACTAATTGAGGGCCTATGGTGCGCCAGTGACGGCGGCGCTGCTCGGTGTTGCCATTCCGATCCCGGACAGGTCGCGCCGTTGAGCGCCATCCTGTCTTTCCCCGCGCGGTAGGCGGAGACTGACTTCGCTACGTCATGGATGGCACCCATTCGATGATGCTGGTCTGCACGACGCGCCGGGCGAACCCCTGTCGGACAAATTGATCGGCTAGGTCGCGGCCAAGCCGGGACATCTCTTCTGCCCGGAGACGACGCTCGCCACGGCTGGCGGCAGCGGCTAGGTCGGCCATTGTCAGCCGGCGCTTAGATGCCAATTCCTTGAGCGCCTGCCGTTTCCGCTTGTCGTGCAGCCTCATGCTGCCCTCCGCATGAGTTCGCCGATCAGCCGCTGCACGGCGAAGATGCCGTCGCGCTGATGCATGTCGTTGATGTCCTGCCCGGCCTCGGGCGGCATGATGTAGGGGATCCCCGCGCGCCGGGCGTAGTGCTCGCCGGTGCCTAAGCCGTCGAATTGCTCGAGCGGCTTGTCGTGATCGGCGGCGATGTAGCGGCGCCCGGAAAGGCTGGCAGCGACCTTGGCGAGGTTTGATGCCGAAAAGCAGCAGAGGATGGTATCGGTCCTACCGACGCCCTTTAGCGCGGCGCGGAGGGACAGGCCGGTCGCGAAGCCTTCGCAGAGCCACGTATCGCGGCCCTTGGCGATCCGGTGCGTGGTGCCTTCCATGGCACCGCCGGCCAGAAACTTCTTGGTGCCGTCCTCCCAAATGATCTGGACGGAGCTGATCTTGATGCCGAGACGGGCCGGGACAACCAAGCCGACATGGCTCTCGGGGGCAATCAGCGCGTCGGCCTTCTTCTTTGCCGACTCCAGAATGGCCGCCAGCTTGTCGCGGCCGATCACCAGTGCCGTCTCATCAGGGAAACCCTTGGCGGCCAGATAGGCGTGGCGCCCGATGGCCGATGCTTCAACGATCTTTGCGGCGATGCCTGCCGCCTGGTCGGCGCGGGCCTGAGCCTTGCGCTCGGCATCGGCGATATCTCGGGCATATTTCTGGCGATCGGCGGCCGATATGCTTTCGCGGCCGGCCAGCCATACGGTTGCTTTCGAGCCGTCGACCCAATTCCACGCGGTGACGCGGCGATCATCGCAGATCAGGCGACCGTCACCCTTACCGGAGGCACCCTTGCCGATCACGTCCGCGTCGATCCACCGGCGCATGGTGATCTGGCCGCGCGGCGGCTCGATACCTACCTCGGCGCAGGCGCGGGCGATGGCTTCGTCCATCGTCATGCCGGCCTCGGGGAAGATGATTTCCTGAATCGACGCACTTCTCTGTCGATGAGCGACCATTCGTCGGGCTGAACGCGCTCCGGGTCATGTGGCGCGTCGTAGAGGCCGCGGGGCAGCTTGGCGCCCGGGAAAATACCGGCCCAAATGCCGTAGCTCCATTTGCGTGCCGCATCCGGTCCGCGCCGTGTGTTGGCATTGCAATAGGCAAGTGCGGCATTCCAGATATTGAGCGGGGCCTGTGCCCTATCGAGGCACGCGGCCCGAAGCCCATGCCTCGGCTGGAAAGCCTCCTTGGTGCTGATCTCGAAATCGATCAGCTCGCCCTGGACGATCTGGACCGTGCCGACTTGAGGCCGTTCCCAGCCACAGGACGGGCACACGCCGGCAACCACCTGCGTTCCGCATTCCGGGCAAAAGTGCTTTTTGCGTACCGCCTCTGTCGCCTCGCGCGGCGTGCTGTCCCGTTTCGCTGCGTCGCTGAGACTGTCGACGCCATGCTCGAACAGCCATGCGGTATCATCGGCAAACCGGATGACGTTGGAGCTATGGTCCAGCCAGAGTCCAAAGGTCTTGCCGGGCGAACTGCGCATTACCCGGCCCATTTCCTGGATGTGGCTCGAAAAGCTCTTGCGGTAGGGCTTGCAGGATATGCCGCAGAGGCAGTCTGGAATGTCGAAGCCGCGCGTCAGGACCGCGCACGACACCAGCCCGTGAATGGCGCTGTCCGGTCGCCTGAACTCGGCGATCTTCGCCCGGCGTTCGGCTTCGTCCTTGTCGAAATGGCTCAACTGCTGGAAATTGTAGCCTGCTGCGGCGAACTGCCGGCAGAGCTCGGCGCCGTGCGCCACCGACGGCGAAAACACAATGGTCTTGACCGGGCCGCCAAAGACCTTCGCGGTCTGCTCAACCCATGTCTCCACCACATTGCCGATGATGGTTATGCCGCGCTCGCCGGTTTCCTCGAGCTCGTACTCGCCCTTCTTGATCTTCACGCCATCCATGTCGGGCGAGATGCATGCCTTGATGCGCAGCTGCACCAGGTTGCCCGACGCAATGAGCTGGTTGACCGTAATGGGGCTGACCAGGCCGTCCCAGTCATTGGCCATGCCGGCCGTGAACGGTGTCGCCGTGAGCCCGACGACCTTGGCGCGGCCGGCGCGCGCGATCGCCTTGTTGATGGCCCGGTAGGCGACGTGGGCTTCGTCCACGATGATCAGGTCCGGGAGCAGATCGTCCGGCATGAGATCGATCCGACGGTCGAGCGTTTGCGCGCTTACAACCTGGACCGGCTGCGACAAGTCGGTGAGGAAATGGTCGGCCTGCATAACGCCGGGCTCGATACCGTAGCGGCCCATGCGCTCGACGGTCTGATCAACCAGCGTCACGCGATCGACCGTGAACCAGATGCGAGAGCCTTTCTTTCGCGCCTCATGGATCAGGTGGATCGCGGTTTCCGATTTGCCACTGCCTGTCGGCATGGCGAGAATCTGCCGCCGCGCACCCTTGCGGATGCCGTCGCGCAAATGATCAACCGCCGCGACCTGATAGTCGCGCAGGCGTAGTTCCTCGGGTTCGCGGAGCGCCAGCATCAGAACGCTTCGTCCATCGCCGACTGATCAATCTCGGGCTCTTCGACCTGCTCATTCGGGGAGATGTAGCCGAGCGCCAGAGCCTGCTTTTTCCAGAACTCGGCCCGCCGTGACCATGTCGCTTTGTCGGCGGACTCGTCTTCCACCTGCCGGCGAAGAACCCGGATTTGCTCGTCCTTGGTCGCAATGACGGCTTCGAAGCCGCCCTGCTCCCATTGGACCGCCATGCCGTCGAACTTGGCGATTCCCGCATTGGCCGCGGCGAGGTCCTTTTCCAGAGCCGTGATGTACTCGCCCTGCTCTTCGATCTTGGCATTGAGCTGAGCGTTGAGCGCCTCCAGTTCGGCGACCGCTC